GTTGCTTTATCTGTGAGAAAATTAGAACGGACGTTTCTTGACATTTTAGGTCTTAATTAGGTAATCTACCATAACGAAAGGAGCAATTAAGTTATCAATCTTTGTGTCTGTCTCTGGTTGAATAGAAATAGAAGCATTCATTCCATCAGTAGAAATAAATGTCTCTGGTATATCTATGCTGTAATTAGTGAGTCCAGTTGTGTAATTGATAGTATGTGTATGTGATGTAGGATCACTCTCATAATCAAAAGGTAAAGTAGTCTCAATGATGTTTGAAAGTTGAGGATATGCAGCATTGATATTACTACCAACCTGAGTATCTACTGGTAACATCTGATGTAAAGATGTTTCATGAGGATATGCTGCACCAGCAGATGCATCAGAACCAAAAGATGTGGTGACAACTCTAAAACTGATACCGCCACTACCAGTTGCAGATGCACTACCAATATTTTTTCCTTGAACATCAGGGAAAGTTAGAACATCGCCAGCAGAATATCCAGTTCCACCATCAATGAAAGCAATAATTTTATATCTTGTATTACTTGGGTCTCCACCAGCACCTGGCCATGCCTCAAAGCGACATAGAACTCTAAATCCAGTTCCAGTACCACCAATCATATCAACCTCACCTTGACCGAAGTCAGCTAAGTTGAGCCATGTGCCAGCTGCACCACCAAATCCACTGTACGCCCAAACTCCAAGACCTTTAGAATTATATCCTTGAGTTGTTTGATTTATACCAGTCTCATACAATTCAAATGATTGAACAACACCGCCAGGACTAGATGCAGCAGTAGGAATATCATCGTTACCAACTCCAGTAGCACCTAGAACATAGTTTGCAGGTACAGTCCTACTAGAACTAGCACATGCCATTTCAACTCTAATCAATCCAATTCCAAAGATTGAATATGTTTGCCAACACTCACCCTCTGGAGTAGTATTTGTAGGATGTGTCTTTCCAGTAGGAACCAAACAACTGTTGATAAATCCACCACAACTTCCTTTACAAATACCATAATATTCAAATGATGCAAAAGTAGAAGAAGGAATATATGCTCCAGTATCCCAAGTTTCAGACTGTGCATAGTGTTTACATGCAGGTTGTCTTCCATCAGGATCACCAGAGTCAGTTGCATCAAACCAATTTTCAACACCAATTGTAGATGCGTTGTTGAAATAATTTAATTCAAATACTTCACTACCTTGACGCCTGATAGTTCTACATCTAAACGTTGTAGTATAGTGCATGTGTGGTAAAAAACCATTTATAGGCACAATTTCCTCATCAGGTCTTCTAGGTCTAGTAAAACCAACGTTACCTGTAAGAGTCACATTTCTAGGAGGAACTCTGAATTGTCCTACTAAATCAACAGTTGCAACAGCTCCTACATTAGATGAGACGTTGACACCAACACCAGATCTCTCAACAACTTGTCCAGAAGCATTTGTTACGTTAATATCGTTGATAACACCTTGATCAGATGCAGAACTAGCTCTGATAAATTTAGATCTTAAATCTGGTACTTGAAATTGTGTATCTAATAAAGTTTGTCCCTCTTGTCTGAATGCACAACCCTCACCAGTCCCAAGAATCTCTGCTAGTGCTGGATAAACTGTTGAACTATAAACTCCACCATCACATCTTAAGTAACCAGCAGGAAGTAATGATGCACTATTTCCTACGTTAGGATCGTTTACTTCCAACTCTTGAGGAAAAGCAATTAGCGTTCCTGTTGTTGTACCGATCTTGGTTCTTTCTTGATTTAAAAATGTTGCCATTTTAGTAAGCTCTGATGATCATTATCACCGTTTGTGACGGTGTTTGATTGTCCATAAGAATATTTAACGCATCAGGTATATCAGAAACGTTAACAGTATAAGATTGTACGTTGTTTACAGCGATATTTGGTGGAATTCTAAGACCACCAATATTCATGGAAACATCAAAACTGAAGTGGTTGTGTGATGCTACTGTTTGGTCTGTAAAATCTTGTCCAATATGACTGAGGTTTGTAGGATATGTGCTACCAACATCTCCATTGTAATAGTTTGGTCTTCCAAAAACTGTAGTAGGTGGTGGAAATACGCCCGTGACTTGTCTCAAAGAGTGGTCATATGCACCAGATGCTGCTTGGTTGTATGTGTCAGAAAATCCTTGTGTATATGCACCATGAGCAGGAATTGCTCTGTTTAAATTTTGTGTTGGGATTCTATCCTGTGTAAAAGATTTTGCTGAGTTTGTTAAAACCAGAGTGTTCTCATCATAATATGTCATTCCACCAAATCCATTTGGCCACGTATCTGCAGTATCAGTATTCTGGATACCATTTAAGTTTGCAGATTCATAATCTGCACCAGAGAGACCAGGCGTTGGTGCTTCAAATACCTGAACATATCTACCATCAGGAAATGCAGTTGTATATTGTCCTGCGTGTTTATGACCTGGCGTATGGTCAATACCTAGTTTTCTACCAATAGTATAGTATGTCTTAGACCATGTAGGATCATTCAATGTAATATTTTGAATTTTTCCTGCCATTGTATCAATTGGATCTAACTGAAATTTTAGATCCGTATCAGCACTGTAGATAGTTGGAGGAGTAACACCTGTACCATCATCAGAAATCAAATCTCCAATCACAGCTTCAGCATCTGGTTGTCCAAACTGATACTTGGTTTCCTGTAGCATTGACTTCTCAATGTCAACCATTGATCTACCATTTAAGTTAGGAACTCTAAAAACATCTCCATCATCATAGTCAGGAAAATTACCGACAATTGATGAGTCAGTAGGACCGTATGTATTTCCAATCATAGATGCTAATAAAGGAAAATCATTAGCTGCAAAAGTCCTACCATCACAAACAATCCAACCATGTGGTATATTATTAGGATTATTACCACTACTAGACTGTCCACTCCAAGGCATGATAGTGCCAACTGGAGAGGACTTCATAGTTTTTAGTCTGTTATAGAATGCCATTATAGTTCAGTTAACCACCAACCTTGATAGACAGCAGGGATAAAGTTATCACCATCTGTTTGTCCGACAAAAATGAGTCCGAAGGATGCATTTCTGTTTTGAACAACCAGTTCACCAGATCCATATGGTGTAGACAAACCACCCAACTTGGTTCCTGAGGTATCTCCTTGAAGTGCGACTGGTTCACCTCCAACGATTGGAGCACGAATTACAAGAGAGTTGTTGTAAGTTAACGCTCCTGCAACTTCAGTAATTCTGATAACATCACCTGTCACAGGATTAGTCGGAAGTGTAAGCACAAGAGCACCAGTAGAAGGAGCTACCGCTACAATATAATTTATATTGCTATCAAGAGTAGAATCTGTATTGATAAACTTAGAAATATGTCCACCATTCTTATTCTTGTATCCTGTCAATCCAAATGCATTGATAGATCCATCTTGCATAATGGTGAAGCTATTAGCACCATTAACACCTAGGTTCTTAACATCAAGAATAGGTTGAGAGTTTGTTGGGTTTGCTCCAGCAATACCAGAAACCTCAAGTAATCTACCAACAAATGTGTCACCAAACTCAGATTCAACTCTGAATGTTGGAGTAAACGCCTTGTTAGTAAACTGGATAGCATCAGGATCCTCAACACACTTACTTGGGAATAGTCTCAAGTTACCACTGATGTCAGTAGCAGCGTTGATGTCAAGTGCTCCACCTTCAAAGTGGTGTTCTTCGTTGTTAAGTAACTTAAGGATAGGTACGTTGTTATCTGTACCAGTGATCTCAAAGTTAGATCCGATGAACTTAACATCATCATATACATCCAATCTACCATGATGATAATCTTTCTTAACTAAGATAGTACCACCATCATTAGTGATGCTGCTAGTTACAAGGAAGATCTCATTATCAATTAGTAACCAATATTCACGATCAAGGAACATTGGAACAACGTCACTGTTCTTTAATCCAATCTCAATAGAGTTTGATCCAGATCCAGCAATGTCACTTGTTAGGACTGTGGTCTCCCTGAATAAAATCCTGAATACAGTTTCACCATCACTGTGTGTTGATGCTGAGCCAGGAACATATGATAGAGATCCAACACGAGTAACAGGTAAGTTACCAGCAGGTGCAACTCCACTTGCCTGAGGAGTTCCATTGATCTGCATGATCTCTTCATTTCCGCCAGATCCAAATCCAACAAAGATGAAGTCACCATCTTCAAAATTAGTGATGTCATCAACAGGAAGAGTAGCATCACCAGTACCAATAGTACCAGTTGTATTAACAAATGTAGTAGCAATACCGTTGTCTACCTTAGGATCTTTAAGAGCAGTGTAGACTGTTGCACCAGCTGTGTGTGAAGCAACAGAAGTTCCATACTGAGATCTGTTTGCTAGTACAACACCACTTGGATTACCAATTACTGTATCACCAGAACATCCATCAATAGTGAAGATGTCACGAACTCCGTCAGTAACTTTAAATTTCTCATCTTTAGCTGCGCTGAATGTGATGCCAGTTGCACTACCAGATCCAGTAAATGGAACGTTAAGTGTGACTGTGCTACCAACAATGCTAACAATTTGAGGATCAGTAAATCTTACACTTCCAGAATCTGCTGGGAATCTATTTTGATCAAGTGTGACTGTACCGCCGTTACCAGTAAGTTCAACATAATCGCCAACCTCAAGTCCTTCAACTGAAGGAACAGAAGTAATTGTATTAAGTCCTTGCTGTGCGTTACCAGTAAATGTTTGAATTGATGCAGTCTTACATCCACCCTTGAATTCAAACGAACCGTTAACAGTTAACTTACCGTTCTCACCAGCAACACCATCGTTACCAATAACTGTTTCACCAGTTACACTATCAACAGAGAAGATAGTATCACCGCCAGGACAACCATTGGTAATCTCAAACTTCTTATTAACGATTGCTAGTGGTGTGAGAAGTTTAAATATCTCACCTTGATTGAAGTCACCGTCATTATTGGTGTCTTCACGAGAGATAATTACATAATCTCTACCAACTTGTAATGTACCACCAAAGGTTGAGAGATAAACATTTTCTTGATTAGTTGCATCTCTAGTTCCATCAATTGCCTGTTCAATCCATGTTGCATCAAATGCGATGTTACACTTATAAACAGGAGTTCTGTTGCCAGGATTTTCAGGATGATTATCAGTCTGAGGTGCAAATGAACCAAGTGGCTCTCTTTCAACAGTCAAGTAGTATGGAGCACTTTCTGCACCTGATAGACCACCAACTGCAACACGAACAATTTCAGGTCTAGTGCCAGTTCCTGAATCAACAGGAGCGTCAAGTAAAATATAATCACCTTCAGCAAAGTATGTGCCAGGATTGTTCAATAGTGGTAAGTAATATTGCTTACCAGTTAGTGCTGGTAAGTCAGCTCCTTCAGGACCTGCACCAGTCTTGATGTCTTGGAATGTTGCATCACCCCAAGATGCAGAACCAGCGGTGTCAATCCTGTTAAAGTTTGGATCAGAAGATACAACCTCTAGAACATTAACAATGTCAACATTCTGATTGAAGGTAGAAGGTCCTAGAACACCAGATGCATGAACGATAGCTGTTGTTCCTAGAGATTGTCCAACACCAACGAAGGAGAAGGAAGAAGTACCACCACAGAGTTTAACACTACTGTTGAATGTTGTCTCACCATCAATCTCAAGACTGTTTCTAATAGTGGTTGTACCACCTTGACCAGCAATATTAATTTCAGATGCGTTGATACCAAAGTCAATAGTCTGTGTGTTACCAGAGAAGAAGCTAACAATACCTGCTTCAGTTGATAGAGTTACAATCTGCTCAGGATTAGTTCTATCTCCACCAAGTTGCTTGAATGAACCAAAGGTTACATCACCTGCAAACTTGGTTCTCTTAACTTCAAAGTCAACGAAGGATAGAGACTCAAGACGATTATATGCACCACCAATCTTTGTCTTGGA